TACGTGTTTAAGATCACTGAGAAACGTAGCTTTGTGAACAACAAAATTCACGGAAGGTTTGGGTACTTCTGGCAGTGGCCTGTCCACGAGTGCCTGTCCCACGACGTACGCATTCAGCACAAGACAGCTCAGAGCAACATGACGATCATTGTTCATGATCCCAAGGTTGAGGCAAAGCTAGACAAGCACCACACCATGCTCGAGTACGCCGTCAAGCAGTTCCCTGACAGCGGACGCATGGTGTACTACTACGCCAGAGACTTGGTCAATCTTCAGAAGTGGGAACAAGCAATCCCTCACCTGAAAAAGTACCTCACGTTAGACCTACGCAAGAACGCCAAAGAACGAGCTGTATCTATGCTCCACCTTGGTAGGTGCTACGACAAGCTTGGTAAACCTGACGAGTCTATCGAGTGGTTTAGGAGTGCTGTGTTTGAGAACCCCTTGATCAAAGACTCGTGGTATGACCTAGCTCATGCCTATTTCAAGCACAAGCGCTACCCTGAAGCCTACGCTACGTTCTTGGTTGTTCCAAGCATTAGCAAGGTGAGGAACGAGCTCAGAGACAATTCAGAGATGTGTGGGTATGCACCATGGGACTGGGCAGGAATTGCCGCCTCACGCACAGGGATGAAGGAAGCCGCGGCTATGTGCTGTGAGATGGCGCTCCAATACATCCCTAACGACGACCGAATGACCAAGAACTTAGAAGCTTACCGAAACGCAATACCCAAGAAAAAACCAGAGGAAAAAAAATGAGCAAGATTATTGACCCAAACGAAGCAGTCGATTTCATGATTGCCAATTCAGCTAAGTATGCCGAGGCAGAGGCTAACAAGGTGTTTATGGAGGAGCTACGCAAGACCATTAAGGCAGAGGAAATGAAAAACGCAGAAGCCTATGGCAATGGCGAGTACAAGACCGCCGCCATGCAAGAGCGCGAAGCCTACGCCTCCCCACGCTACAAAGAGCATTTGCAAGCCCTTAGACAAGCCGTAGAGGAGCGCGAGCGCCTTAGATGGCTCCTCATAGCCTGTCAGGAAAGAATCGCTGTATGGCGCTCTATGGAGGCTTCCAACCGCCACGTTGAGAAGGCTACACTATGAGACAGCCCATCAAGAACCCAATGTACGCTGATCAAGCCTTTGCTTTGCTCGAAGAGTTCTACAAGCGTGGCGTTACCAAAAAAGAAATGAAAGAACTCATTGATATTTGGTGGCGGGTCTCAAAAGCACTTGGACGCATTCAGCCATGAACAACACTCTCACCGCAAAAGAAAAAGCGTACGTCGGGCTGGTAAAAGAGCTCCCCTGCTCGGTGTGCGACCAAGAGGGCCCATCCGACGCCCACCACGTTAAACAACACCGCCAGTACACCGTCATAGCTCTGTGCAAGTCCTGCCATCAGGGGAGCAAGATGGGCTGGCATGGCGAGCGCAGGGCGTGGGCGATAGCCAAGATGGAAGAGATCGATGCCCTGAACGTCACGGTGCAGAGGGTGATGGAGCTGTTAATAAAGCGTTAGGGTTTGTCCTAATAAAAATATTTATAAAAAGACTTCCACACCGTTTTAACTTCGTGTTAAGATGCAATCACTGCAAGCCGCAGTGTTACTTGAAAGACAAACATCATGACAACAGCAACATTGATCCAAACAGAAGCTCTGATCTCCACAATCACTTCTGACATCGACTCACTCTATGTGCTCGACCAACAAGCCAAAGCATTGGCTGAGCAAATCAAAGCTCTCAAAGATTCCATCGCCAACAAGTACGGCGAAGGCGAGCACAAGGGCGAACTCCACAGCGTGACTGTGAAGATGTTCCCAGTCTCTGGCACCGTTGACTACAAAAAGCTTTGCGTCTCCTACGGTATCACTGACGCCGTACTGGCTACCTTCCGCAAAGAAGGTCGTGCTGACATTCGCGTGACACCAGCTAAGTAAGGAGAACGACAATGACTTACCAATACAACGATGGAGGCCGCAAGGCCGCAGGCTTCAAGGGCACAGCAGGAGACTGTGGTGCTCGTGCAATGGCAATTGCCTTGGGACTTGATTACAGCGCCGTGTACAAAGAACTAGCCCAAGCTAACGCCGACAACGGTCGCGCAAAGTCTGCCCGTAACGGCGTGATGAAGGATGTCTACTCTGAGGTGTTAAAGCGTTATGGCTTTGTGTGGATGAAGGCACCACAGTTTGTAGGTCGCAAGGCGCGTTGTAGTGACCTCACAGGCGTGGTCATTGCCAAGCAAGCCCGTCACTTTGTGGCAGTGATTGACGGTGTCGCCCACGACGCATGGGACTGTACTGAACGTATGGTTTACGGCTACTGGGCTAAACAATAAAAAAAGGGGGTAGGGAAAGTCCCTACTCCTACTCCGCTTTAATTCCATGTTAAGATGCATCCACGCCAACCCGGCGTTTACTTGAAAGACCAAAATGAACTTCTTTAAAACACAGCAGAACCCACACGCTCCAGTCCACATCATCGTGGTGGAGATCAGCGACAAGACACAGCACACACATGGCTGGGTATCGCGCAATGACTTCAAAACCTTTGAGCAGGCTCAAGAGGTGGCAGATGCCGCCAGCCGCTTTGAGGGCGTGGACTACATCGCTACTGATGCTGGTGACTACTGCTCACCACGTTACGACGTTATCAAAGCCCCACAGCAGTTGACTCCAGTCTCCTACTCTTTCAATGGCGACTACTACCCTTGCGGCTACATCAAGACCATCAGCAAGACCATGAAGAAGATCACCACCACCACAGGCAAGACCTTCTATCGTCGTAAAAGCACAGGTTGCTGGTTAGCTAACGGCACATGGTCAATGGTCGAAGGTCACATTGAACAACGCAACCCAATGTTCTGAAAGAACCATCATGGCAAACGAAATCGAAACATCAATTCAAACAAAGGACGGCGCCCGTGTGGGTGTCGACCAATACGACGAAGGCATTTGGCTTTCCCTGCAAGGTCGCCGTGCCAGTATGCATGTTGTCCTGACCCGTGCCGAAGCTGAGCAACTGCTGGTCAACCTGCAACTTGTGCTTGCCCAAGAGGTGACAGCATGAGCGAAACCAACATGAGCCCATACATTCAAGGATTCAACGCAGGTGTGGACTGCGTTCTGACCGAAATTGAGCGCCTCGAGAAAACAGGCTCTCTAAGCCTCGAACAGCTTCTCAAGCACCTTGACCCTCAACGTGACCAGAAAACGGCTCCAAAGCCCGAAAAGACCCCTGCATGAGCTTTGCTGAACAACAAATACAACTAGGAACCCCACAACCATGTCACCAATTCAAACAATGTGGCAAGTGCCAACAGAAGAAACCCCCAGAAGGAGGGATCGAGATGGGGAGTCGTTGGATGTGCGCTGGATGCTGGACGCGCCAGTCTGCGAAGAAAAACCTGTTCCAAAATCGTACTACGGCAAAGGGTTGAGACTGGCGATTACCAACAGCGTTCGGATTGCCCTACGTGGCGTGCCTGAAGGCATGACTTTAGAGGAGCTCTCTGAGCTTATGGATCGACCAAGAGAGAACGTCAGGAAGGTTTTGAAAGCCATGCCTGACGTGTACATAGATCGATGGGAAGCGGCACCAAGAGGGCAATACAAAGCCGTCTGGTGTGCCGTTATCCCTCCAACTGACTGCCCAAGACCTGAAGGACAAAGCAATGGATGATGATGACGTACAGGATTACGTACGCCCTTGGAGGGGGTTGACGGATGAGGAGATTTTGAAAAATCAAGACATAGTGGAAAATTCATACAGCCTTGATTTAATTGAGTTTGCCAGAATTATTGAAGCCAAACTCAAGGAGAAGAACACATGACTAAAGACGAAGCATTACGCCTTGCATTAGAGGCGTTGGAATTTGACAGTTTCTACGCCACGGGCAAACAGGAAGCCATCACCGCCATTAAAGCCGCACTAGAAGCGAAGGATGAGCCTGTGGCATTCAAAATCTACAAGCCGACACCTCCACGAGGAGCCATTCCGAATGTTCGAGATGCGGAACTGCCTTGGGTGTATGACCAAGACCCATCATCTGGAAATGTTGCATCCATGTGGGTAACACCTGTTCAAACATTGAGGAGTAAGTCATGAAGTCATGTAATTGTTATGC